GGCGGGATTAAAGAAACTATCCTCGCCAATAAACCCGCCTGAATTGTCTCTATCGTTTGCTATGAATCCACCTAAAAGCTTACTACCCATAGCGAAGTTAGCATTTCTTCTGTTTTGTTTAGCTTGAGCAAATTGTAGTTGTTTTGTTGACTCTATTCGTGCAGCCTTAGATAAACCAGATTGTGCATCTGCTTGCATACCTCTTGCGTTTTTAAGGACATTTACCTGGTCACCTCTTTGCGCTGTTAGACCTTGAGCCCTACCTTGTAAAGCCTGAGCCCCAGCTGCAGAAGCCATATTGGCTGCGGTATCAACTGCTTGAGAAGCTTGTAAGCTAGGTCTAGATAAAGCTTGCATAGTATCTGCTTGCGCACGGCCTGTTGCGACCCCTTCGTAGTTTTCTGTACTTGCTCTATCCCTTAACTGTGTGAGTTTAGGTAGATACTTTTCTCTAAAATAGTTTTTCTCAGCTAAAGAAACAGAAGCAAGTGCTTTCTCTTGTTCGCTTGCTTTGTACTCTGAACTTTTAGGTTTACTACTCATTTAACATCTTTCCTATAAATTCGTGTGTCTAACTCCCATCCTATCTTCTTTGTGTACGATTCCATTTCTGGTACTCGTGATCTCGCTTCGAGATACTTACAACCTGCTTGTTTAGCTAGGTCGTTAAACCACTCATCATGGGCCAACCACTCGTGTCCGCCCTTATTGTAAGTATACGCTATCCATAGCAACAATGTCTTGTCTTTTGTAAACGTATCAACCTCTACAGTTAATACCAAAAAACCTACAGGTGACGTGTAAAGAAACGCTCTTTCGTTTACACATTCGCTGTAAACATCTTCAGGAATAAAGGTAAGTAATGGATTTTCTTTTATTATCTCGACTAAACCAGGTTTAATCTTGTCCCAACACTGCCGTATATCGGCAGGCAAAGGTAACTCAGTAGTCGATCTCCTTTCCGTACTTTCCATACCGTCTCCTTGGTAGTCCTATTCCTTTGTACTTAACAGTTCTTTTTACCCCTAGGTCTCCGCCTCGGGCCCTTAATTCTGCTTGTGTTATCTCTAAATTAAACTGGTATAGATACTCTTGAGCCGCACCTATATCGGTCCATTCTCTGCTTGGCATTCTAAGTAATCTATACAAAGTGCCGTATATGATTGCATCTCTATATTGATTAGAGATATTAGTATCTATGTTGTTTGAAGTTCTACTTGGCTTTAGTGCGACACTAGTTATTACTTGTTTTGAGCCACTTGGAACTGGCACTATCCAAAATGTAGTAGGAGTTTTTTGTAAATATACGTGAGGTTGTCCTGTCCTATTTCTCCAATCTGGGTAGTTTAGCTCTAGACTACGAGGGCTGATAGGGTCCATATCATTACCGTCATGAGTCATCAATAATACTTGATGAACTTCTGTACCTGTAGGTATATCAAAGTCATACTCATAGACCCCTGAAATAGTATTAAAAGGGTCTATATCGAGGATATACGCTTTTGATCTTTCACAAAACTCTATCGTTGCGGAACGTAAGTTTTGTTCTACCAAAGAATCTGGGCATAAAGGTACGTAAGGTAGTACTTCTTTAACTAAAGAAGAGTAGGCTGCCACATTTACCTACCTTGCTGCTGCATTACCTTAGGAACAGCCCCTATATTAGAAACTTGGTCGTTATTAGGATCTAGCAACATTGCGGATTGTCCGCCTTGTCCTATACTTGCAGTAAACAATTGATAATGATTTTGTGCTCTTTGCGCATTTCCTGCATACTCTGCATCTTTCATATACGCTCTGTATAAAACAAAATCAATAATTGCATTTGCATAAATATCATCTACAGAAATAGTAGCTGATGTATTTGCTAAATCTGTTGGAGCAGCTGAATACACGAGCTCCACATACGCATTGCCAGATACTCCTGGATACACGTAATAGTTTCTTGGGTCATCTTCATCAAAGATGTAATGTTTAACTACAGTGCCGTGCGCAGCATCTCCAGATACAGTCGGATCATTCCAATCTGGTTCTTGTGTATTTAAGATATCCACATTGACAATTCTAATTGCTCTTTTACCCGTAGCACTGCTGCTTGTACCATTCATGTTTCTGGTTATTTTAATTAACCTTAATCCACCAGAAGGTAAAGCCTGTTTAGTACCTGAAACTAGCTGTACGTTTGTTGTAGTAGCTGATGACTCAGGTCTGAAATTTACAATTTCTCTCTGAGCGTCGTTTATATATCTAAGTAGCTCAGCTTCTGGCCATCTGACACTAGTCGTGTCTTGTAAGGTGTCCTGAATCCTGCTGAGTAAATTAGCGCCTGTAAGTGTCCCTGCCATATTCTATCCTTATTGTGCAGCTTCTAATTCTGCGATTAACTCTGATTTCTTTTTACGTCTATCGAGCTCAATACCAACAGTTCTGCCATAAGCTTCTAATTCCACTTTGGTCATGTCCTCAAAAGATTTTTCTTCAGCAACTTCTTCGATAACTTCCTCAACGGGAGCTTCTTCTACTACTGGAGCTTCTTTGACGTCTTTTACCTCCGTGCATCCGGCTTGTAAGCAAAGTAAACCCAAATCATTACCAACTTGTCTTGGTTCGCCAGCTTTTAAATGTATAACTGCGCCCCAAGTAGAAGCTACTGATTTGTCTTCATTTGATACTATCCACATAATTTTTCTCCTAAAAATGGGTGACTTTTAAAAGCCACCCATAAAATATATCACAATTAGTATGCAACATCTAACGCAATAACACCAAAATCTTCATTCTGACCTGTGTGGTCTGAATGATAAACTGGCTTCTTGAGTCCGAATATCTTACCAATTGAAATACCGTTTTGGTTACCATAGTCGAAGGTATCTTCTACTATTTCTGGTATACCAATGTCTGCCATAGCTAATGCTTGTGCGCCAGCGAAAATACATCTTGAGTAGTTTACGTCAGCGTTTGCACCACCTTTATATCCAGCAGCACCAGCGTTTGATGATGTACCAGATAAAGCGCCACTTGTATTAAACACATGTCTAAACTCGTGGACCATGATGCCATCAACCATTAGAGATGATGAACCTGAGAACAAGCTTGAACCTGGTCCTCTTACTCCAGCATTTCTGACGTTAGCCAAGAAGTCTGAATCAAGTTTTAGGTCAGCCATTACTTGTGGTGTTACGAAAAGATGGAATGTCTCGTCGTTACCCGCACCTCTTAGTCCTCTAATGTAGTTATCTTTAGCGTAAGCTTTTAGATCTACAATAGTTTTATAGCTTAATTTGTCAGCTGCGTCTAAAGCAGTAACATCACCAGCTACAATACCGCTAGTTGCATCCACTCTTCTATGTCTATTAGAAGTTGGTGCACTTACAGCACTTGAGAACTCTAAGTCGTTTAGATTTTGACCTGAATTCATTGATGGTCTTAGACCACCATTGTTTTTCAAGTTATATCCAATACCACTTAGTGTAAGGAATGCTAATTGGTCCATTCTGTCAGCCATTGCATAAGCAAGAGCATCTCTTGAATGTTCCCTAAAGTTCACAACTGATTTTTGATCAGCCAGTCTACCTGACAGTCTGTTCGCAAATCTTAGTTGGTCGATCGTTACGACTATGTCGAACGCTCTTAGTGATTCTTCATTACCTTCGAGAGTGTTGTCTCCAACAATACCGTCACCAGTCATGTCAGCTAAAAGTGTTAATACAGCTCTAGCTCCCTTTTCTGATTGGGTTAGCTCAGATATTCTCTGAACCATAGCGTTGTTTCCGCTACCCGCGAATTGGTTAATGAAGGACATATTTCTAGCTACACGCCAGAAATCTCTAGACCAGATGGTTAACTGCTCACTGGTCAACGCAGCAAAGTTAGTATTTGCCATGATATTCTCCTATCATTAATTTATTAACCAGTCGACTTTTGGAGCGACTTTTATCCGTATACCCACTGTCGTAGGGGAAACGCTCTCGTTAGTTACGGAGTACGACTCCGGTTAGTTTTACGCACTAACAGGCGAAAACGTTTTTTTACGGACACGACCCCGGTAAGATATCGCTCTTACGTGCGAACTTATTTAATTTATACCACAGTTTATCCGAAATCTCCACGCATTCTACGTAAAGTTTCATCCGGCAGAGCTTCAAACTCATCTGAGGATAATAAATTTATATCAACTTTTTTCTCAACTTTCTGTGTACCTGTCTTCATTGTAGGTGGTTGAGATTCAGCTGCTGCTAACTTTTTGTTTGTATTTGCAACTTGTTTACGTTGTGTTACTTCTTTCTGCCCTGAGCTAGGTGCAGGTGTTTCTGCAACTACTGAAGCAGGTTTTATAACATACTTAGCGGCTTTATCTAAAGCATCAGCCCCGCTAAACCCTTGAATCATAAACGCATCTCTCAAGTCCATGACCTCTTGCGTTAAGTCCGCATTGTAAGTAGCGCTATTCTCATCTAACTCAGGATACGCAGTTTGTAATTCTATTGCTTTATTTTGTAAAGCAATAGCTTCTGTACTTTGTTGTACAGTCTGGCCCATTTGTTGTTGCACTTCAAATAGCATAGTTTTTCTTTCTGCTTCTCTTATTTCTGATCTAAGAGCAGCAGCTTTTTCTGCTTCGCCATTTAAAATATGTTCTTGGTACTCTAATTCTTTAGCAGAAAAATCATACTCAGGAGCATTTTCTATTCTTTCTACAGGATTAGTAGCTTCTTGTAGTTGTTTTTGTAAAGCTTTTTGTTTTGCTAGGACTTCATCAAACCTAGACTTTGGAATCATTGGTTCTTTTGGTTTATCAAGTCCTTCTTGTACTGGCTCAACAGGTTGTTGTGTAGCTGCGTCATTTTCTGCCAATACTGTTTCTTCTCCTGTATCTTCTGCGACTTCGTCTGCAGCTTCAACGACTTCCTCTTCTGGTTCCTCTTCAGGCTCTTCAGATGGTTCTTCTTCAGCCTTAAGTTCTTCGACTTCTTCAATTTCTTCCTCCTTGGGAAATTCTACTTCATCTTCTTCTGGAGATTCAAAGTTCATATCAACTTCAAACCCTTTTACATCTTCTTCGGTTTTTGGATCTGCCCCAGGCATTGCGTCTAGTTCGATCCTATCATCTGTCGTAGTATTATCTTTCGCCATTTCTGTTACCTCCTTGTGGTTTCATGGCCGCAGCCGCTAATTTAGCAGCAGCTGCAGTATCGCTTTGGTCTTTACGCATTGAGTTTGTCAACTCTGACAACTTCTCACGTAAGCCAAGTTCTTCACGTTTAGATTGAATTTTACTTTGTAATTCAGCAACCTTCAACTGTGGATCTATTTGTTCGTTTTGTGCTTTAGCCATATTCAGCTCTGCAGAAGTTTGTAAGTTAGTTACTTCAGCTTCAAGTTTAGCTATCTCAAGCTGCGTACTTCTGATTTGTGACTCCATCTGGAACTGTTGTAATTGTATCTGTTCTTCTGTCGGAGGAGCAGTACCTTCCATTTGTCTAATTCTTTCTGCAATATCTGCTTTACGTGATAAGTGTGAGTACTCAACAATCATGTCATTTGGTATTGGCACACCCACGCCTCTAAGTTCAATAGCTTCAGCAAACTGCATTTCGTCAAAGTTATCTCTGGCAGGAGCGGTACCAACTACTACGTCATACTCTCCTATAGTAAGGTCATTTATAATCTGACCTTCTGGAGTTTGTTGGTTTATTCTTAGTTTTTCTCTAGGTTTATAAGGATCAGACTCATCAGTGATTTGTATAATCCTTTCTTCTGTGTAATAAGCTTGTACAAGATTTAGTATTTTCTCTGCCAAATACTGTCTTGTTTTAGCTAAGTTATCTAATGGCACTTGTAAAAGCAAAGAACCTCTATTTTGTTTAGCATTTATAGCTACACCGGAAACTTCTGGGCTATCCATACCGAGCATGGCGTCTGTTATACCACTTATCTGTTTGATATTTGACGCAGCTTTTTGTCCTAGTCTATCTAAACCTGTAGGTATTTGGTTAGGTGGTATTTTGGCTGGGGGAGTAGATCCCCTGTTGTATTCTAATACTAACCCTGTCTCTGCTCCGTGTTCTTCTAGATCATCTGCGGTCATACCAGATAAAGACCCGCCTTCTACAATCCAACCACTGTTAGCAGTTGTGTTTACAATGTGTAACTCTTGGGAAGTAATTTTATTGAGCTGTTCTTGGGGTGATAATAAGTTTCGGACCATACCGAACGGTTTACCTCTTCGAAAGTATGGAAAAAATGGTACAAGCGTAAAATGATGATACGGTGACCAGTCATCGAATAAAACCACAGTGTCCGCGGTCACGGTCCAGCGGACCTTTCGCATTTTTTTCTGAATAATATCTAACCCAAACTGATCTGCAAACTGTTCTCTTTTCTTTTTGCCCCAGTTATATGGTACTTCTCTCTTATCTCCAGTTACTGGGTCTACATAAAACATACAGTCATTTAATTTATAGTATTGTCTTTCTATAACTCTAATCGACCTGAGCATTCGTGCGTTCTCCGGATCTCCAGGATATTGTTGTCCGTAGTTATACTCATCACTGTCTCCGTACCTTTCTTCTTCAAACTCCATAGAGTCAGCACCTAAAGTCGTGCCAGTTTCTGCTAGCATGCGTAACTGATCAGCTTCTTTTTGTCCGTACTGTTCTTCTATCTCATCTATACTCATCCACTTGGTTTCAAATATTTCATTCCAAGTTCTTGGGTCATAATGT